CTTCTCCTTATGTAGGTAATATATTTTATAATACAGGAATTGTAACTATAACACACCCTAAATACCATAACATAATCAATAATGGAGTTGATGGCATAATAAATACAGTACAATTTCAAGGAACTCATTTAATTTATGAAAATGAATATCAATGTACTGTTCAAGAACATGAATTTAATAGTACGTATAATACTTCTGCTAGAGATAATGAAGGAGATTTTCCATTTAGATTTGCAAATTTTACAACAAGTTCATTTTTTAAACCCTATATTACTACTATTGGTTTATATAATGATGCTTATGAATTAATAGCTGTAGCTAAATTAGGTCAACCTATCAGATGTTCAGATGAAACAGATACAACATTTGTAGTTCGTTTTGATACCTAATAACATTTAATTACATAAAAATATGAAATGGTTATATAAAAATAAAGAGATTAATGAAATTTCTGACTTACCAAACAATGCTTTTGGCTTTGTTTATCAAACAACTCACTTACCTACAAACAAAAAATATATTGGTAAAAAATCTTTAATGTATAATTTAAAGAAAAAACTAGGTAAAAAAGAAAAAGCACTTTGGGAAGGTAAAGGTAGACCTCCTGTTTATAAAAGAGTACTTAAAGAAAGTGATTGGAAAAACTACTATGGCTCACATAGTTTTATTAAAGAAGCAAATAAAGAAGATTTAAAAAGAGAAATTTTAAAAATTGCTTATCATAAAAAAGAATTAACTTATCTTGAATGTAAATATCAGTTTACGCTTGGTGTGCTTGAAAGTAGATCTTACCTTAATGACAATATTCTTGGTAAATTTTTTGATAAAGATTTTGTTTAGTTGGTTATTTTTCATACAATCATAGTATGAAGGAAGATCTTTTAAAACAACTATTAGAATCTGTATTAGGTAGAAGTAAATCAGCTAGAGGAGGTGATGAAGCAGTATTTACTTGTCCTAGTTGTAATCATCATAAAAAGAAACTCACATTTAATTTATTATCACAAAAATTTCAATGTTGGGTCTGTGGTTATAAAGGGCATAGAGCTTATCAATTACTTAAAAAAGCTAAAGCTCCAGGATCTATTTATTCAACTTTAAAAGAAATAGATAGCCAATATAATTTTAAACAACAAATAGTTAAAAAACAAGAATCAACTTTTAATTTACCTGAAGGTGTACAACCTTTAATTTCTTCATCTGCTATACTATCAAGACATGCTTTACATTATTTAGATCAAAGAGGTATATCACAACAAGACATTGTTAAATATAATATACATTACAGTGAACAAGGTGATTTAAAAAATATGGTGATAATACCATCATATGATGCAAATGGTATAATTAATTATTATGTCGGTAGATCATTTGATGAAAACGCATATATTAAACATAAATTAGCCCCCACAACAAAGGACATAATTGGTTTTGAAATGTATATAAACTGGGATTTACCGTTAATTTTATGCGAAGGAGCATTCGATGCAATGACTATTAA